CCGTCGGGCCCCTGTGAGGCTAACACCTCGCGCATTAAGCGCCTACCTGAGAAGGTTGAGAGGTCTACACAAAAGGAGGGTAGAACCTTGAAAGATTGGTCCTACTTCCTGTTCGTGTTGATTTTCTCTCTAACTCTTCTCTACATCGTCCAAGTGTCTAACTACTTGTGTAGACAGACATTTGGCGGTGTTTGGTCGTCGATCGTCATCGATGACTGTTATGGCTCCTTCTGGAGTCCTACTGCCTGCGATATCTCTATCGCGTGCAAAGGGGACACGGCACAGTCCCTCGATGAGGTTTCCCTCATTGAAGGCGTGGTACCATGACCGGTATCCTCGCTCCGTCGACAATCGGAGCCGTTTGGAAAGAAGCTGGTATCGTTGACGTCCTGTGGGGTGTTAGACCCGCAGAACCAACGATCAAGCTTCCCAACAACGGCTTCGTCCTCTTATCCTTCAAGAGTAAAACTGTTCACTCTGATGGAAAACGCCCGACTGACTATACACGTATGGTCAGTCGTATGACCCCCGGTGGTGGTTACAGAGCCTCTAACAACGTTTACGTTGTTAAGAGCTCCCGTGGCCTCCCTGTGGGTCTCAGGCCTGGACCGCATCCCTACTCGGGGTGTGATCCTGTCTCTGGCGTCGTTGCCGTCCCTTCCTGGATGACTGACAAAGTCATTTTGGATGCCATTCAAGAGATGAATGGTATCGGTGGCAACATCTTAGAGGATCTGGGTCAGCTTAAGCAGACTGCCGTACTTATCTCTGATATCGTGAAGGTTATCTACGACCTGTACTTGATGTGCTTTAAAGGCAACTTCAAGGCAGTCCGTAGACGTCTTCGCGATCTCGGTAGTAACGTACCTAAGTCTATCGCTAACGGCTGGCTCATGTACTTCTATGGCATCAAGCCATTAGTAGGTACAATCGACGCTCTAGCGTCCCACAAACCGTCAATCGACCGCACTATTTCCGTAAGGAAACGTGTATCGACTGGCCATAATTGGAGGGATTATGTAAATAACCCCTCTGGGACGTGCCTATTCTCTGGAAAAGCTGAGATGTTTGCACAGTGCGAACTCACCGCCCATATTCGTATGGACAACGTGACTCGCTATTGGCAGAATCTCGGCTTAACTAAGAGCTCCTTTAACGATGCAGTTGTAACTGCATGGTCATTAACCCCCTACAGCTTTGTATTCGATTGGTTCATACCTGTCGAATCTTGGCTTAGGTCGTTAGTGTGGAGTCCCGCCCTCGTTTATCAGGGCGGGTATGTAGGCAAACGGCACCGGGCCTCTGGAACTATAACGGAGACTTTACCGTTCGTTTCCACAGGTGGTCCCTATACTGGGACCTTTCCTAAGTGTCGTCTTCAGGTTGCGTACTACAAACGTATTACGTACCCGTACGTCGTGCCTTCGGCCGTGCTAGGCATTCGCTTGGCACTTAACCCAACCTCGATTATCAGCTCTGCTGCACTAATCGTTCAGAAAGGATAGCTGGATGGCTAACCTCCAAAACCTGGTCATCACTGACCGGCAGCCCACTCCCAACAACTACACGATGACCCCTGACGGGGAAGTCGGTGGCGTAGGGTACGTGGCAGCGGCTGATGCTTCTGGCATCACCATCTCCAAGAAGCGTCTTGCGCTTTCGCGCAGGGCCAGTGGAGAGCGCGTTCGCTTCGTCGAGAAGTGGCAGTTTCCGTTGATGGTCTCTCAGACGATCAACGGTGTCACCGTCCCGACTGTGGCGAAGATCGCATACGTTGACGTTACCTTCAACTTTTCGAATCTTCATACAGAGCAAGAACGGAAGGACGTTGTCGGAATGGTACATTCCGCCCACGCCCCCGGAAAGGCTCTGATCGAAGATACGATCGTGAAGGATACCGCTGTTTATTAAGCGGTAGGCTGCACAGAACTTTCTGTGCAGTTATGTCAACATCACCCCAAACGGAGAACCGTTATGAAGAAGTCAAGGAAGTTCCATGATTTCCGCATCAAAAGAAGGGTAACCGATCTTATACGCGAGAATCTCACTGATATGCTAACGCAGTATATCGATGAGAGTACTGGTGAAGGCCTCGGCCCTGAATATGTGTTCGATGCCAAGTACCTTAGAGAGAGTCTACTCTCTAAGTACGTGGACGAGAACACTGATCCACCAGCCTTACGTGAACACCGAGCTATAGTGAAATGGCTCGGTGTGGAGCAACGCAACAAGAGGACGAACAACCGTCTGTGGAATTCAGATCCTTTCTTTAAGGGTCTGGGCCACGGACAGGAAGTGCTTCGATACGCTGCAAAGCTTATCGAACGTACTATCGGTCGTACCGCTCCTGAAGATCTCCTTACTAAGGGATCTTTCAGTTCCGGTGCGACCACATCTCTTCGTAGAGATGTCGTCACTCTGCCTGCGAAGTTCCTCGGGAGAAGGGATACCACTCCGGAGGCTTGGGAGGCTTTAAGTAAAGCCTTGCCTAGTTTTCCGTTGTGGGCCCAGTACAACACGGAGCTTTACCAGCCACGTTTTGTAAAGGGTAACATCCTTTTCACTGTACCGAAGACCGCGTTGATAGACCGGGTTGCCTGTAAGGAACCCGACTACAACGTTTTCGCCCAGAAGGCTGTCGGCGATTTCTTTCGCCGTCAGTTGAGGAAAGCAGGTATCGACCTGAACGATCAGTCAATTAATCGGAATCTTGCCAGGGAAGGATCGACAAGTGGCAAACTCGCCACGATAGATCTGTCCTCGGCCTCTGATAGCTTGACTATCGCTCTGGTTGCATTGCTGCTACCTCGCGAGTGGTTTCTACTCCTCGATTCTCTGCGTTCACCTAAAACTTTCATCAAAGGACTCTCACATAAGAATGAGATGTTCTCTTCGATGGGTAATGGGTTTACGTTCGAACTGGAGTCTCTAGTGTTCTGGGCTATCGCCCATAGCATTAGAAAACTTACTCGCATTCACGGGCGGATCTCTGTATACGGTGATGACATCATCGTCCCGTCTCCTATGGCGGGGATGCTCATTCAGTTCCTCTCGTGGGTAGGATTCAAGACAAACGTCGATAAGACGTTCATCAAGGGTCCCTTCCGCGAGAGTTGTGGTGGGCATTACTACAGAGGTAACGACGTGACACCCTTCTACTTGAGACAGCCTATCAAGGATGTCTCTGACCTAATCCTCTTCCTGAACCAATATCGTAAATGGATCATCCAAACAGGGATGGACCAAGTAGATAATGGTTTCACTTACAAGAATCGCTTTGTGCGATTCTGGTATAACCTTGCAGCCTTCGTTCCGAAGTGTCTGTGGGGTGGATGGGATTTGACTAGTAGGGTTCAGCTCGCTTCTCCTGGGCTGCAGCAATGTGAATTGCTCCGTACCACGAGAAAGTGGGCTAGGCTCGAAACCGAATACGGTATCGGGCTTTACTTGTCACGTCTTAGTATGGCAGACCGTCTCAGCTTTCCGGCTGAGGATACTCCTTTCTCCAGTTTGACAACTCCCACGTCACACTGGAGCGTGAGGCGGTGTCGGTTTGAGCCATACGTCTTCGGCCTGGCTAAGCCAATGTTCGTCATAGAACAGTAGCTTAGACTGGGGTTTCGGACGTAGTCCGGGACCACCCGCG